GGCCGTCTACTCGCCGGTGGGGCCGGACGGCTATCCCAAGCGGATCTGGGACAACCTGGCCCACAACTCGATCAACGACACGGAGGCGGAGCTTAGGAAGACGTGGCCCGAGCTCCGAGCCACGTTCCGCCGTCCGAAGTCTGTCGCGGAGGTGGTGGGGTGAGCGAAACCATCGGCAGCCTGGTGGACAAAATCTCGATTACCAACGTCAAGCTCTTCATGATCCAGGACATGGTCCACCGCGCGGCGGCCGAAGGCGAGGCGCTGGATGCGCCGACCGTGGCGCGGCTGCACGCCCTGAATCAGCAACGCAACAAGCTGCTGACCGAACTGGACCAGCTGTTCGCCGATTCGCTCAAGGAGGGAGAGGCGGAGGTTGACCCGAGACCCAAAATCTAGCTTATTGACTTGACAAACGCCGTCCCATAACGTAACGGACGGTTGAGGAGGGCGCCAAGGATGGCGACCGGCAGTTACCCCACAGGGAGTAGCACAAAGGACCGCCGTTCTTCGGCGGGCATGTTCGATGCCCGCCTGATCGAGTTGGTGGATTCGCGTCGCCAAGACTCGCTCCGCTACAACTCCACGGTCTTCTCCAAGGTTCACGGCTACTACAACGCCTACCGCGGCGTCTGGCAGGGCCGTCTCTCCCAGTTCCGCAACAACATCAGCCTCCCCTTCATCTTCGCCATGATCCAGTCGGACGTTGCCAGAAAGGTCCAAACCTCTTTCGGCACATGGCCGATCGTCTCTTTCGAGGGCTACGCTCCGGAGGACGTGGCGAGGGCCAAGCGCAACGAAGTCCTGGTCTCCGCCCAGATGAAGGACGCCGACTCGGTGGTGCGGGCGGTGGATTTCTGCCTGCAGGCGGACATCTGCGGCACGGCCGTCGCGCGCTGGGGCTGGAAGAACCTGACGCGCAAGAACCGCTACCGCAAGCTGGAGTCGATCGCCCCGGGCCTCTCGGTGCCGGTCGTCTACGAGAGCACCGCGGAACTCTTCAATGGTCCCACCTGGGAGACCGTCGACCGGCTCGACTTCTGGCAGCAGCCCGCGCGCAAGCGCATCGACGACATGGACTGGGTCATCCACCGCTACTGGCTGGACTGGGACAACATGATGGACGACGCGTCCGGGCCCTATCCTTACTTCGACCCGGCGGCGGTCAAAGCACTTCAGGACTTCCCCCTATCGGGCTCCGCCTACGGCGAGTGGAACGCGCGCCGCGTCACGTTCCGGAACGAATACGACTACGAGGCGCGGATGCGGGAGCGCTTTTCCAAGCCGGTAGAAATCTGGGAGATGCACGGCCTCGTCCCCTCCGAGTTCGCCAGCGACGGCATCCGGCACCGTTGTGTCGCCATCGCCAATGAGCGGGTGGTGCTGAAGAACCGCGAAGGGCCGATGCCGAACCAGCAGAAGCCGTTTGGGGCATATTCCCCGATGTCTGATCCCTACAGCTTCGACGGAGTAGGCAAGGCCGAGGTGGCCTACGGGCCGGCGGCGACGGCCAACCGCATCAACAACCAGCGCCTGGACGCGATCGACCTCTTGGTGGACCCGCAGCTGGTGGCGAGCAACACGGCCAACCTGAACGTACAGAACCTCTTCTCTCGCGCGGGCCGCGTGATCTTGGTGGATGGCCCGGCGGACGACACGACTATTCGTCCGCTCTCGCCCGATATGCGCGGGGTGCAGGTAGGAGGGGCAGAGATCGGCCAGTTGTTCTCGATGATGCAGTTGGGCACTGGCGAGACGGAAAGTCTCTTGGGGATGGCCGGTGGGAGCCGAGAGACGGCGCGTGGGTTCCTCGGCCGACAGGAAAACGCCCTCACCCGACTCTCTCTGGAAACCCGCGTCCTGGACGAAGGCTTCATCGAGCCCCTGGCCAACGCCTTCCGCAACATGGACCGCCTGTGGCTGCCGCTGCCGCACCAAGTCAAGATTCTTGGCAGCCTGGCGAGCACCAACCCCATTACCGGGCTTCCCTACCAGCCCGAGTCAGTCGAGGTGGACTACGACGACTTGGCGCCCGACTACCGTGCCCGAGCGGTGGGCGCGAGCCAGATGCTGGGCCGCTCGGTACGGCAACAGAACTTCATGGGCCTGCTGCAGATGATGAGTGCCAACCCCGCCCTGTTGCAGCTGGTGAACTGGGCCAACTTCGCCCGGCAGGCGTTCGAGCTGTTCGATTTCAAGAACGTGGACGAGCTGCTGGTAAGCGCGGTGCCGGCCGTGAACCAGATTGCGGCACAGGCGGGCCAGAGCCCCGAGCAGGTAGCGGGTACTGTGAGCCAGCCGCTTGACCAACTTTCGCCCGACATTTTGTCGCAGCTAGTCAACGCACAGAGCCCTCAACCGATGGGAATGGCGGCCTAGATGGCCCTGAACGAAGAGCAGATAGGCAAGGTGAGGATGATCTTGGCGAGCAGTGGCTGGAATGATGTCATGCAGCCGGTGTTGGCCAAGCGCGCTCAGGACGCCCTGAAGGCTTTGGTCCTTCATCCGTCCGAACGCATGGGCGAGTACAAAGGTGTCGGTGACGACACGATCCGCGTCAAGATCCAGGAATGCGAGTTTATGCTGACGGCATGGCGTAACGAAGTGGCGATGTTCGATCACAATCGGCGCGTTGACGAACTGGCGCGCCAAAGCGATGGGGCGAACCCCCAATCCGCAGACACGGCGAACCCGTGAGAAGGGAAGCGTGATGGACGAGGGACGGGAGCAGCAGGGCCAGCAGGCTTCGGAGAACCTGAACCCTGATTTGGCCGGATACCCGAGCGTCGATGCCCTGGTCAAGGGCTACCGCGAATCGGGCAACGAGGCGAAGCGGCAGCGTGAGCGCGCGGAGCAGTTGGAGCAGCAGTACCAGGGCCTGCAGCAGTCGCTGGCGAACCCGCGACCGCAGGTCCCCAGCCGCGGCACGCGCCCCGAGGATCGGCTCTCCGAGTTTGGGGTGCCGGTGGACGCCTTGGGAGAGTTCGTGGCGAGCAAGCTCCAGGAGGCTTTTGCCCCTCTGGCGCAGGGCATGAACGCTCGAACGGCGCTGCTTTCTCAGTACCCGGACTATAACAAGTTCGAGGCCGACGTGGCCGCGTTCATCCAGTCCGATCCGAAGCTCAACGAGACGTATCAGCGCATGTTCGCAGCCGAGCCGGCGGGGGCGTTCGAGTACGCGTTTCTCAAGTTCGGTGAATCCCGCAGGCGCACCGCGAGGGAGGGTGGCCAGAACGGCCGCGAGGAGTCGGCACAAGCGCAGATTCCTTCCGGCAGGACTGGCGACACTCAGCGGATGCCGCAAGGCAACTCAGCGGACCTCCAGCGCGCGTGGGAGGAGTACCAGAGGACGGGCAGCAAGGATGCTGCGCGCGCTTATGGACACGCACGTCTCAGAAACGTCATCAGCGACGACTTCCTGAACCAGTAAAAACTACGGCAGGGAAGCCGGAGGAGGCATAAGGAAATGCCAGCAGCACAGTGTACCCCAGCAGGGTTGTACAGTGCGTTTGACGCGGGCTTCTGGCCTACGTCTACCGCAATCCATCACGAGGACTTGGCGGACGTCGTGACGATTCTGGATTCCTTCCAGACGCCGATGTTCTCGTCGTCTCCCAAGATTCGCGTGCGCGATGTCGTTCACTCGTGGACGGTGGACACACTCACCGCCGTGGCGACGGCCGGCGTCGCGGAAGGTATCGACTTCTCGGGCGACACGCTGACCAGTCCCGTGAGGCTGGTCAACGGAACGCAAATCTTCTCTCGGCACGTGGTGGTCTCGGACCGTGAGCGGGTTTCCAACCCGGCAGGGATCCGCGACATGTACGAGCACCAGGTGATGAAGGAGTTCAAGGTCATTGCCAGGAATCTGGAGAACCGTCTCTGGCAGCTGGTGGGCACGTCGAGCGCGGCTGTTTACGGATCTGCGAGCGGAGCGGAGGCGACGACTGCACCGCTCATGAACGGTTTCCGAGGGTTCTCGGTCATCACGGCGGCCAGCGCGTCGGGTGGCATTACTACGGCCGACATCGTCACACTGTCGGAGAGCCTGTTCAATGCCGGAGCGGAGCCGGATTCCATCTGGTTCGCGCCCGCTTCCAAGCGGCAGTTCGTCAATGCCACGATCACCACCACCGCCGGCCAGGTTCGCAACATCGCGGCCACGGATCAGCGGCTCGTGGCGAACGTGGATGTTTTCGAGACTCCCTTCAACCAGCTCTACGCGGTCATCACCGACCGTTTCATCCCGATCAGCACCTATTCCTCATCGGGTGCCTACTGGATCGGCGATCGGTCGATGGCCAAGATCGGGTTCTTCCGTCCGCCGCAGCACAAGCCGATGGGCAAGTCGGGAGATAATACGCGCGGCATCGTGCTCATGGAGGCCACGCTGCAGCTCGATCATCCGTCGAGCTGGGCTTGCATGTCAGGAGTGACCAACGGCTAGTCTCAGGGCTAGCGAAACGTGAAGGCGGGGGCGCAAGGCCC